TCTAAGTGCTTCAAGTTTGTCATCAGGTACATCCATAAAATGATTGTGTCCCATTTTCTTTGATGCTTTATCTAACGCAGTAAAATGATCCATTTTATCATTGCTTTGTTTTGGATCATTTCTTAATGAACTGTCAGCTTGACCCATGTCAACTTCTTCAATATTACTTAAGTTTTTCTTCAATGCTGCCATACCAGATGAACTAGTCATATTTTTTTCATCAGCCATCTTTAAATCGTCCGGAGTAACTTTCCAGTTAGAACCCTGTACTTTAACAGCTCCGTCGTCATCATTATTACTTTTATGTATGGAAAAACTATCTTGCTCTTTACGCCATACTGCAGGTTTTTCAATTTTGTTGGCGGCTTGTTGCTCACGACTACGGTCTAATATACCTTTACCTTCACCAACCGGTTTATCTTTTGGTTCTGGTTTTTTACCAGTCTGCTCTACACCTGCATCTTGTTGTAATTTTCTAATTAGGTCTTCTTCAGTACCGCCGCCTAATTTGTCAAATGCGGTACTTGCAACATCTTTTACTTTACTACCAATTTTCTTAACAGTATCTAAAATACCCTTGTCTACTTCTTCATCTATGCCCAAAGCATCGCCAGCCATATCACCTGCAAAATCACCAATCTCTCCACCTACCGCACCGCCTATTGCTGAACCAGCTGGGCCCAATCTTGCACCAAGAACAGTTCCGGCTGCAGTGCCTACTGCTTGACCAAGCTCACCTTCTTCTAAAGCAATTTCAGTTAAACTATCGGCCCACTCACTTAATTCATTAACTTCTTTCATCTCTGCTACTTTCTTATGTAGCTTATTCAATATTGGCATTACGCTTTCAATACGTGGGTCTAATGTTTCTTGTACAAACAACTCATTCAAATTGTTTTCTTCACTTTCATCTTCCATTAATGGAGGAGTGTATGATTCAAAATACGCATTGTAACCACGTGCACCACGCATCTTGCTTAATGATTCTCTTAAACTTTGATAGTGGTTAATACCTTCATTAACTAATTGCTGTGCTGATTCATTGAATTGGTTGTTACGGGTAGCACGAACAAATGCACCCATCTTATTATATTCTTCACATAGACCAATAATATGATTCCAACGATCATCGTGTGGCATACCACCTTCAGCTAAATGACGGGCATATATCTGAGCAACACCAGGCTTAGTTGTAGGGGCAAGAATTCTTTCACCTTGTGTATTCTCTAAAAAGATACGGTTTACATTACGATAACGCTGTTCACCTTCTTCAATTGTACGACTATGTTCAATAACAATCTTAACAGTTGGAATATTGTCATTATAACTAGCCTTTTTACCCATTGGATAATAGCCTTCTGAAATTTTTTCTTGCTTTTTCATATGTTCCCTTTTTGCCATATCATATTTTAAATGGTCTCTATTTTTAACTTCAAAACTCAATTGATGTTGCTGTGAAAAACGCTTTAGGTGATTCAATAGTTTGTACCAAGAATCGTCACCACTACTTTCTTTTAGTTTAGATTTTTTGAATTTCTTAACTTTTTTGATAAAATCAGACCAATCATCGTCTGTACCTTCACCCTTAGCACTATTAGCAACATCATCACCAAAGTAAATTATTAATTTATGTAATCCGTCAATGGATGCTGTTACTGTCCCGTATTCTTCCCCGTCTTTTGTGAATTTAAACTGAAATACTTCTGCTTCTTCTGGGACTGGGATTTCTTTACCAGAAGTATCTAATAGTGTCGGTGCATACCCTCTACTACGTAATAGTTCAAATAATGAGCGGTTGATTGATTCTTGATTTTTAGCCATATTGTATTTATCTTTTACCTCTTAGCTTATGACCGCAAAGAAGGGTAAAGGAGCTATGTATTCATCATGGTCACGTATCTGTGTCTCTAAATTAACGTGATAATCACTTAAATGTTGTAACATTCTAGTTACTAACAAGCTAGCCATAATCAAATCGTCGGTGTCACCAATTTTAGCGGCATAACTACCACCATGTGCTACAAATGCTTTCATTTCACTAATAAGACTACGACTATTTACAGTCATTTTTTTGCTTTCAACTAGTGTTTTGAACTTAGCGCAACTTGCTAATTTGCTTTTATTAGTAGTGTTGAATCCTCTACGCCCTTTACCGGCTTCACTAATAAAAATACCTGGGATATTGCTTTCACCGTATTCGTTTAATGATATGATAGCGGCTTCTCCAATCCCGTTACATTCAATACTGTAATATATGTTGTTAGGTTCATTAGTACATTCTGCTATGTATTTGTTTATCTGTGCTAATAGTTTGATTTGACTTGGAATGTCTGTTTTATTGTGTTTCCATTCACCTACTTGAGTAGTAGTATTAGCTTCAAAGATTTGTATAGCAGACGGGTCACCGCCTGTGCCTAAGCTTGGATCTAATCCTACACAATAGATATTACCCTTCTTGGGTTTATCATACCATCGAACTTGTCCTATACGATTCACGGGTTCTATCCCTTCCATTGCTATCAATGTATTTGGATTGATTAATGTTTCGTCAGCAATAATAAATTCACAACCAATCTCTCGGTTAAACCGATCATCACCTAACTGTGCTTTAATTTCATCAGCCCACTTTTGATCTCGACCCGGTTGTTCACTCCAATGCGCCCTATATGCTCTAAACCCGTTTACACCAATTTCTGTTGTGTTACCAAAATCATCTTCAGTTTTGTTAGCACCTTTCCAAATGTAGGCAAATTGATCCTCATCACTGTTTGGAGTACTTGTGATAATAGCTTTACCACCAGTTGATAGTGTTGGTGTGATAGCTGTCCAGAATTCTTTAGCAATACTTGGTCTAACGAATGCAAACTCATCTAAGTATAGTAGGGTAATAGACATACCACGACCTGTATTTTCAGTAGTTGTTGCTGAAACGATACGAGATCCGTTCTCAAAGTCTAGTGAACCTTTGTTGTATGTTGTTACGCCCGCTTTTATGTAGTCGGGGCAATTTTCATATGCATAACGAATACGTTGCATAATCTCCTGTGCACCTGTATATTTGTGTGCCGCAACTAAGATAGTACTATCTGGTACAAACATAGCATACCAAAGTAAATATCCGGCAGCTGAAGTTGATTTACCTGATTGTCGTGGCATCAAACTTATTGAATAACGATAGTTGTGGTATGTTTCAATCAATCGTTTTTGATAGGGCCAGGGATGATAGACCATACTACCTTTCGTAGGATGTTGTATCATAAAAAAGTTATCCATGAAGTATAGATAACCTGTATCTGGGTCACAACATTTAATGAAATCCTGTAGTTCTTTATCAGTTTTAAAAACTGTTTTAGTATAAGGATTCTTTACTAGTGAAGGTGTATTACTCATAACAAGTATTTATATAAGCAATTTAGAGATGCTATTAAAAAGCACTCCTAAGAGTGCTTTAATTTACTTGATATCTAATGGTCTAGCTTTGGTAGCAATAAGACAATAGAATTTTTCTTTCATTGTTGTAAATGTGCTAGGATCATCATTATTAATCTTTACATTATCTTGTACCGGTACATTAAGATCAAATTCAAAATTTTCAAACAGATTGATTTTAAATCCTGTACGCTCTACTAATGCAGCTAATTGATGTTCTCCCAAAATACTATAATGATTTAAATTATTTTCATGTAGTCTTGGATTATTTGGGGCAGGAACCTCAATATAAATTTTACCACCTTGTTTAAGAACACGATTGTATTCCATTAATGTAAATATTGGGTATGGACTATGTTCTAGTGTTTGGCGTAAAAAGATAAAATCAATTGATTCATCATAATAGCCGTCTTTTTGTGGTAGAAAACTAAAATCGTATTTTTTAATAACATGACCTTTATCTTCACATAGTTTAACATCACCGAGACTTAGTGTAACTCCCGTAAGATCAGTATATCCACGTTTTTTCATTGAATCCATGAAATAGCCCGGACCACATCCTAAATCAAGTATTTTTGCGTCTTTTTGTATGTTAAGGGGGTCAATATATTTTTCAACAACTGTTTCAGTCAGTACTTCATGCATCTGACTCTCACCCTCTTCATATATATGAGCAGTATATAGCCATTCGTTGTAAAATTTAAGTTTGACTAGGTCAAGTGTGTTATTAATATCAATCATTTATAATCCTGTAATTTGATATAATTACTTATTCTGATTGATGTAGCTCAAATTATTTTCTTTTGTATCCTTTAAAAGGTTTAACTATGCTTTGAATATTGGTACTATCTAACTCTTTACTTTTTAAGTCACCTTTATTTAAGTCGTGAAATTCAGAACCTGCTGCCTTGTAGGCCATCATTAACATATCACTTTCTTCTTGTGTGTAAGGTACAGCAATATTGTATCTTCCGGCCCAGCTCTCGCCGTCAATGTCTGGTACAAAAGTACCATCAGTAGCGGCTGCTGCCATCATGATTCTATTCAATTCATATGTACGGTCGGCACAGTTTTCATCACGAAACTTGTGTAAACCTATAGTTGACATTTGTTTTCTATTTCCTATTTTACCGATTTTAGATTCGGATACAAATTCATTTGCTCTCATTTTCTTTTATATCCTTTGAAAGCCTTTAGTGGACTACCTATCCCGGTATCTGGTGTTTCTTCACTATGATCAGATGTAACTAAAACTTTACTACCCTTAAGGCCCATTTCACCTAAAGCAAAATCAATATCGTCTGCTACATCTGGATTCATATATCCGGACACTAGTTGATTTTCTCCCCAAACAGAGTCTTTATCCATTTTAGGTATGTCACCATTACGGGCAGCTTTGGCGCCAGCTAGTGCTACAGAAAATCTATATTGTAAATATGCATTTTGATTTTGTAATTCCGGTATTATCCATGTTGCAGGAAGTGGCTTAGTAATTCTATCAGGTAGATTGTTTTGTTCAGTTATAAATTCTTTTGCTCTCATGCTGATTCCGTTGTTAATATTAATCCATCTTCGGTTCCCATTAGATAACCGTTAGCATAACCGTCTAATGCAATCTCAATTCCTGATACCACTACCTGATCAGGATAAGTTACAAATGCTGATATAAAATGTTCAATTCCTATATCTAATAACGGATTTATTAAAATCCTAACATTCCCGGCTGATACATCCATATCATATCTACAAATAGCATTACCTTCAAATAGTGTTGAATGTCCACTAAATCTTACACCAGCTAGATTATTAGTAATACTAGCAGACAATGTAATATCTTGCATGTCAGGTGTTCCTGAATCACTTGAACGAATTTGAAATTCACCTTGATAAAAACGTGTTATAGGAATTTCAAGTATAACTTGATTCTGTTCATTTCCGGACGTATATGCTGTACTGGTAGTTGTAGTAGTAAAAAATAAGTTTGAAAAATTGTTATTAATTTTACCAAATGCAGTTCTTAACGGGTCTCCATTACCATCATTTGGTGTTTCGCCAATGTTAATGTATTCTTGGTTACCATATATAACTGAATTAATAGAAAGTGCCGGAGTAGAATCAATTGTTTCTATTGCAGTAAGTGTTACCGGTGGTGTAACTCTTTGCTTTTGTCTAATGAGTACAGGATTATTTGCTCTACTATCAAATCTATTAGTAATATACACATTACCAATGTTTAGATTATTAGTATTACTAGTATTAGTAGCTTGGCTTGTAGGATTGATTACTTCAACTATTGAAGGGACGTTTGAGTCACTTGTTGGTAAAGAAAATACATTATTAGCTACGTTAACAAAAGCCGTACTTAATGGATCTACATTAGCATTGTTTGATGAGCCGCTTGTATTAATAAATTCTTGTGACATGTAAAATCCTAGACCTCTAGTGTATTTATCAAAAGCCGAACCAATTCTTCTTTGGGGCTTCAATAACTATAGGGGTTTTACTACGTTGTATCTCTTGTAAAGCACGTATTGCTTCCATTTTCACTTGATTGTCAGAACTCTTGGTCATATCAATCAATACGCTTATACGGGCCGCTTCACTCATAGTGGCATCTCTACTTATGGATTTCTGTGCTTCTAGGTATAACTCAAAGTCTTTATTGGTGGCACAGCCGGTTAGTAACATACATAATATCAAATACTTCATAATATGCTATTATTTTACGTTGTCAAATATCTTTTTCTGTTCGTTATACCAATCTTGCCAGCCTTCTACCTTAGTAGAACATTCGTGGTAAAGTGAATAGTTATATATAATGACTTTAAGCATTTCTGTAATTGCTACCTTATCACCCTCAATCTTTTTAAGACTTTCGCATTTTTTCATTAATTCGGGAGTGGCATTGGGAAACTTTTGTTTAACAGGAACTACTGTTGAACATCCGGCTAATAATAGAAGTATTAATAGATATTTCATTTTGTAGCCGCCTTATTTAATTCAGTAGCTTGATTATGTAAATCTATGATTTCTTTGGGAACGGGGCAATTTTCAATATACTTGATAACTTCCTCTTTTTTGATAACTTCTTTATCAATGTACTTTATAATGTCCTTACCTTTTTCACGGATAACTTTAGTCTTTTCTACGATTTTTTCCTGAATCTCAATATTTGTATTAGCGGATTGTGCCTCAGCTTGTGCTACTTTAGCTTCCATTTCTTTGACTTTGAGTTCCCACTCTTTGTAGTCGGCTAAGCCTCCCTCAAGATAGACGCCAAATACAAGTACAATAATGCTACATATTTGTATAGCAAATTGATATGTTTTGACAAAAGGAATGAATCCTAGGACGAATCCTGCGATAGTGCCCAAAATACCTAATCCAAAGATTATATGTATTGCGGCGTCGGGTAG